TTTCTCTCGACCATGTGCCCCATTCCACACTCAGTCTTGATATTCCTCTCTTTCTTGCATCAAAATATTTTTCATCTATTAAATCCAAAAAGCCTTTTTTATCTCTCATGACCAACTCCACTTTATTTTATTTAATGATTTTTCTCCTCTTTTAACAAACCCATCCCTTCTGTACTCCTCTTTAGTTGGACCGAATAAAGGTCTTGGTTCTTGTCCTTCTCTCCCAAATTCCATCCATCGAGCATATTGAGAGATTAAGATTCTTTTCTTTACCGTTCCCCACATTTGAGAACTTCTACTAGCAATTATTCCTGGAACAACTCCAGCTATCCACCCACTTTGACCAGCCCCAATAGGAACCTTAAACGCTTTTATATTTTGAACAAGATCACCATATAATTTCCAATACTGCATTCCTACTTTCTGTTTTAATTTCCAATCTTTATACATTTCACTATAAGGAGCATAAACATTAGCATATTTCTGACTGTTCAAATTAGCAATGACAAGATGTTGAAAATCAACAGCAGAATAATAACAAATATCAGCTTTTTGAAGTGCGACAGCAGCTTCAACTTTAGCAACCGCAAAAAGGATCTTTGATATATCTCCAGCTATTGGCGTAACGTAAATCATACAATATGCCTTGGGTCAATATTTGGAACATCTTCCTGTGGCAGTATTCTAATAGAACCATTTACAGAAATAATTGATTTACAAGATAGGCACTTCAACGTCAAACTGCCAGCCGTCACCTCTATGGAAATCAATGACTTACATTTTGGACATATGATTTTTATAGTCATTTGGAATATCCTCTTGATATTCTCACAAATGCATCACCCTCTTAGTGATGTATTAAAAAGGTAACCTCTCGCTACCTTTATGCGGTCGTTGTGGTTGTTGTACTACTCGTTGTGCTTGTCGTAGTTGTGCTTGTCGTAGTTGTCACACTAGACCCTATTATAGGTCTAACGTCTTCTCCAATATCACAAATATCAACAGCAGAATATCTTCTTTTCTTAACAGTCTCAATCCTATAATACTCAGTAGGTGAGACAATAATTCGATCAAGCTCTTGTAATCCAATAGAAGTAGATATATATAGTTCGAGCTCCTTTACCCCTATCAGACCAAGCTCCTCATCAGTCTCAAGATCAACCCCATATAATGGAGTGACTAATAAGGCGTTCACACCTGCTTTTACAAGACTCCACGAAGTTTTCTTATGATATTGAGCGTCTCTTGCCTTAGTATCATCAGGACGCTGAATATCAATACTAACATTACATTTATATAAAATTCCATTATAGAGAATAATCTCATTCTCAAATATCTCAGGTGTTTTATTCATTACAAGGTATATATCACCTGTAACATTGAACTCTATAATATCCCCAACCTCTGCAACGGAATTATAAGTAAATATAGATTCAAGAAAGAATTCACGAATAAAAGGTTTAGTAATTTGAGCATTTGGTTCGGAACGAAGGAATTCACCAGTTATGTTCCCACTATCCCTAAGAATAGTAAATCCAACTGCAACCTCTTTTATTGCTTCTTCTATATCAGGTCCAATAGTCATTTAATTATTCTCTGTTGGATTAAAAAGCACCTTTTGATCACTATCATATGTAATATCTCTGCCAGTCAAAGGCTCATATGCAAACCCAGGTGCCGCAACCGTCCCAAATAATTTATAAGCATCAACTCCCGCAAACTCTGCTGGATTATCAACAATTGCCTTAGCAAATTGCCCATCCATCATTTTAACAAGGATTGTATAATGCTTAAATCGATCCTGTAAATTAATTTTATCATATTTAAACTTGTGGGCAGACTCAGATTGAAGCATAAAAAATAAATGCCTACGTGCTCTCTGCTTAATCCAAACAATCTTAAAATCATCTGTAATAGGAACTGCCCAACCAGTCTCTCGATAGGCATCAGCCAAAGCATTTTCATAATCAATTGGATCAGTCAAATAACTTGTGAGATTTTTGACCTCTTCCTTTATTTTAGCAATTAATTCTAATTCAGTCATGATTATGCTCCACCACGTAATTTCAATCCTGACTTGGGTTTGGTTTTACGTGTAGTTTTTGACTTTGGTTTTGTTTTACTCTTAGATTTGGGTTTAGACTTCAGTTCAGGTTCTACTTCTGATTCTACCTCTGGTTCTACTTCTACTTCTGATTCTACTTCTGGTTCAGGTTCTGGTTCAGGAATATCTTCCTTATTCATAAAAACACTTGAGGTCTCTCCAGCACTTGTAACATCACTATCCTGAGAGACCACTTTCATCCAACTAAGAACCTCTATAGTTCCAGTTTTCATTCTTACTTCATAAATAAGTTGTGGATCTATATGAGGGAAAGTATAAATCTCTCCCTCAAGATAGACCTTCGGACCCATTTTTAGGGTAGTTTTTATTCTTAATTTCTCGATAGTTTTCATAATCGATTCTCTCCTTTTATACCTCAATAGCAATTAATCTATTGCAGTATGGAGTTACTGCTCACTTAAGCAGTTGTTGTGGTAGTAGACGAACTGCTACTAGTAGTCGTTGTTCAAGCAGTAGTGGTTGTCGTGCTTGAAGTTGTGGTTGAGGTCGTTGTAGTCGTTGTGGTCGTTGTTGACGTTGCCGCAAGACCAGAAGTCTGAGTTACCGTTATACAATAAACTGCATCTCTCTGAAACAGAATCGGTATACCTTTGTCCTGTACTCGGATCCACGTTACCTCAGGATCCCAATCATCGTGTTTATCAGTAAAACGACCATAATGCCTTTTGACACCGAATGGTGCCTGTTTGTACTCAGCTATAGGCTTACCATCAACCTTTGACGCAAACATCAAGAACTTATCACTTGGCATAAAGTACTTCACCATAGTGACAAAATCCTCTCCTGCTTTATACGAACTCGCAGGCGGATATGCAATCTGTAACCGATTAGTTGCAGCTTCAACAGCAAGAATATATCGCTCTTCATAAGTACCAGCACTCTGATCATTGATTCGAAGCGTCTCACCTACTGCAAAATCCGATACGTCATCAACAGTTACCCATGTTGTTGCACCACCAGTAATAACCGCTGTCAACCATGCCCTAACTTCATACTGCTCGTCATACAGAACGAAATTATCAATATCAAGCAGGCTACCAATCACCTTAGCGTTAGCTTCAATGATATTACTCAGGTCTCCCCCACTTCCAAACAACTTTCCGTCTCCGAAATAACTCTTTTGAAGCAACTGACGAATCGTTGTATCATCTGCAAGCATGGCAAGCACATCGGAATTAAACATAGCTGTGTCAATCCGCCCACCGCATTCATTCGCAACTTTCTTTTTGGCATCTCGGATATCACTAATGATGTTCTTGCTTCCACCAGTATCCCAATAATAAGCGGAACCCAAAGTAACTTGGTTCCCTGAAGGAATCTGATAATCAACATCAATTTTGTATCCTTCTTTTACGGCATAAGAAATTTCACCAGTGATAAGCATTTGTACAAACATCCACTCCTGACGCCGATCACTCCGATTGACAAGACCAGCAAGTTCATCAGCCAGTTTCCTCTTTGCTTCCATATGAGTTGCTTCAGTACCTGGCATACGAAGATTATTTAAAAACTCTTCATCAAAAGGCATTTTCTCCTTCCAATATGCCGCTTCAGCTTGGTGTTGCGCAAACCCAAACGGAGCAGTTACGGGCGCGGGAGAACCCGGGGGTACAAACGGTGTCATCCCCCTGCCACCTCGTTTACTTTCCCACTTGATTGCACTCGATGGTGATTTACTTGAAGCAAACATCTTTTTAAGAATCAAATTAGGAGGTGACATAAAAGAAGTAACGAAATTCTGAAGTACTTCCAATTTCAACGAAGGGATGTGGGCAGATCCTCTCGTTAGAGCATGTGTAGGATCTATCCCAAGTTCCATTAACAATTTTTTGAGTTGTTCTTTAGTCATATTTTCTCACCTCCTTTCTTATCTAATGTATACATACTGACCAAAACTTGTCGCCGTTGAAAGATCAGCCTTAGCGGCAGAGTCAAAGTTAGTAAGCATTCCCTCATATAACACACAATTACCAAGGATTAGTGTTGCGACAGCCCCAATAGCATCCTGCCCAATACCGGTATCAACTGATTTCTCAAGAATACCAACGCAGTCAGAATAATTATTGGAATTGCCAGTTGCAGCCTGAACAAGAATGTGGGCTCTACGAGCAGTAGTAAATGCCACACCCCCAATGGCTGTTGTAAATGTTATCTTTGCTCTATGTGTCTCAGATGTTCTGTCAATTGCGGTTACTGCTCCTACATCCTCAACAGCGGTTGTATCATCATTAATGATAATATCATCCCCTACCACAAACTTATAACTATCATCCATCGTCACATAAACAAATTTATCTGTTGTACCAGAATCCGTGACAAGATACGCACGGCCTGGGTCAACACTTGCAGGGAACGTTGTTGGATTATAAGGAAGAAGTTGTCCGATTCCTCCTGCCACTGATTTGTTCATAGCCAGCGCCTGTCCCTGCTCAAGTACACCATAACCTGCCTGCAAAGCTACAGGCACTCTTAGGGCAGCTAAATGTTCGGAGTAATATAGACTTTTATAGTCTTTTTGTACCCCGATAGTTACACCTGGTTTATCCATATATAATCACCTCCTCACTTAATACTACTTATGTAGTACTTTCTTTTTGTGGTTGTCCAGCAAGGGCTAAAAGATCGTCTGTCTCTTTCTTAACCCCCTTTGCTTCATCTTCAGAAAGACCACTTTCGGCATCTTCCTTATTAACTGATCCAGTACCAAGAACGGTAGACTTAGCTCCTCTGCTTTCCCAATCTTTAATTTCATCATCAACCGCCTTACCAAATGCCTCTTCATCAACAATGTCGTCCTTTACATACTTGGAAATAGACACATGTCGTTTGATCTTATCAAACAAATGCTCTCCAACATCACTTTTGACCAACTTCTCTGTCCAAATCTTGTCTTCAAAAGCAATTCTTTCTTTTTCTGTTCTAAGATCATCTTTCTTTTCAAGAGTTAGAATACGATCTCCCTTTTCCTCAAGTTTGCTTTCAAAATCCTCAGTAAGTACCTTCTTTTCTTTAGCAAACTTAGCTTTAAGTCTGTCCTCTACCTCTTTCTGAATCTCCTTGACAAGATCAGGGTGTTCCTCTGTTAATTTTTTAATATCCATCTTTTCTTCACCTCCCTTCTCTGGTAAATTTTTAGACTCCGCTAGAGATTGCTCATTATCTAAAGCAATCATCTCAGCATTTATCTCCGTCTCTTCCTTAGAGAAGACGGAACTCTCAGTTTGTTTGTCCCAACCAAATACACAGACAGAAGACTCCTGATATAAACACTTCCTCCACACATGACCAGGACCTTTAAATATAAAACCATTAACTTGAACCTTTTCGCCCTCTTCAACTCGTTCTATAACAGAAGGGACGGCATAAAGACTCGCTTGAAATGGAAATCCTTGTTCCGCTACTTTTTGAAATTCCTGACTCGCTTCCGTATCTACAAAAACAACATTATCAGGATTTAACGTAATAGCCCCATCAATAGTTGGTTTGCCTGAATACCCAATCTTCCTGCTCGTCATATGCTGTTCGAGAATCGGATATTTCGTTCTGTCGAACTTAACCCCTTTGAGATCAATCGCTAACCGATCCCAATACCAATGTCCCTCTATCACACCTCCACTATATACCTTCATTTTAAGTTTAGGAGTATCTTCCTTTTCTCCCATCAAAAACTCCGCGTGGCATCCAACATCTACAAGTCTTAATGCTCCTTTCGGTAATGTTAATGTCTTCATATCATTCCTCTCAAATTTAGAGTTAGCAATACGGATTGCTTTTCCTTCACAATCCTTCCCTCCTTTTTTTTGACAATCTTTTAGAACTCCATTAGCGGTAGAAACCCACTTCTTTTTTTGTGCTGGTGTTAGCCCTTTTTTCTTTGAGTCAACATCTTTTACTGTCCAAGGCATTTTTAATCCTCTCTGCCTTTTGTTGGTTCTCCTTCAGCTTTTTCCTGTAAAGATTCGGAATCGACAGTGTACACTAGCTTAGGATATCTTTTATCCTCAGTCGCCTTTCTTAATCTCAATCGTTCATAGTTTCCAGCACCTATTTTTTTAGCAACATCCTCACTTGGGATACCAAGAGTTTCAGACACTGGCCCATGTTTGGCACCAAGAAATGCTTTCGTTCTTCCTTCGTAGTCAATCGTTTCAGATACAGGATACGAAATATCAATAAGATCCTCAGGTCTCTTCTTAATTTTCTTAAAAATAGGTTCTACCTTATATTCTGTTTCCCCCTCCTCATTTTTCTTTTCAGTAGATTTAAAACTTATTGCTTCCTCTACCTCAAAATATTTAGGAAACTTTCTAACTGCACCTTTCAAAAAGAAAATACTCGACCAAAAATCGTATTTAAGAAATCGATCAAAGTAAGCGACTTCGTCCGATACCCTATCAGACATAGGACCCCTTGTTGCCCTTACAGATGAATAAGAACCTGCAGGAGTTCCAGTTGTGACATCAGACGCTTCATTCAAACCACTTGTTACCATTTGTAAAATATCTGTATCTTGATCACGAATTGAGGTGAGATTTGGATTTTTAGCTTCGAGTTTCATGCCTGGGGGAAGGAATAATCTACAACCTGGTTCTATCTTTTGCATTATTCCAGTCTTCCTACGATCCTCATCATTTAAAGCAAGCCATACTCTAAAGTCCGCAACATTTTCAAAAGAGAATACCCAAGTATAAGCACCAGAGGATTTTTTATGATCAATCTCGTAATTCTTTAGATCCTCATAATGATTCAACCATCTTAAAATAGTCCTAAGATAGGAAGTCGCTCTGTGGGTAATAAACCCTTTATCAGTAGCAACAATAAACCGATAATAGCTACCTAAAGGTTTATAGACATGTTTTCTGCTTTTACTCTGCTGTTGTTCAGTTATATTAAAGGGAGGATCTAAACTCTTCTTAGCATCTCTTATTAATTCAGGATATCTGGCAATATATATACTTGGAATTTGCTCATTATCCCCATTAATCATAACATTATAAAATAAGGGCATAAGAGCTTTTCTTGAATGAAAAATTATCTCTCCCATATTAGATGGATCAATAAAATCAATCTCAACAAATCCATCAATATGTATCGTTAAGCAAAGAAATAATTCTCCCTCAATATTAAAGCGACCCATATACTTAGGCCAAAAATGATAAAGTCTGTTTCTATGATCCTTCTCGGTGAGTTCAATTTGTTCTTGGATTTCAAAGATTCCAGAAGTAGTTTCAAAACCACCTCCAGTAAGTCTTCCGACGAGTCCTCTTATTGCAGTATTAACTTGGGGGTTTTCATGAAATTTTATCCAACTAGTTTTTTGTAGTGCTTCCCTATATACACTATCCTCCTCCTTATCTACTCCAAGAGGAGAATCAAAACCATCAGGGTCACGGTGGGTTCCAGTATCAGGGTCATGTTGCCATGGCATTGAAAATGCGATCTTTGACAACACCTCATCTGGAATGTTTGCTAACTGTTCTTCTAATTCTTGTTTATCCAATTTACCCTCTGTATATAGACATGTCCACAGTTTTACATACTATATATAGAGATGGATATAACTTGTCAAGTAAAAAATGTGAAAAAATTAAAGAAAAGTCAAAGAAAGGAGTTTTTAATAAGGATATTAAATAGATAGGAATTAAAATAATTTCGGAATTTGTACTTCTTTTTCAATTCTATGCTTTGCTATACGACAATAATCTTCTATATTGTCAATACAAATCCACTTACGATTTAGTTCCTCACATGCAACTGCTGTCGTACCAGAACCTACATATGGGTCAAGAATTATATCTCCTGCTCTACTTGCAAGTGTGATTAAATATCTAAATAGTTTTAGGGGTTTTACTGTAGGATGAAAGTTCTTTCTTTTTGACTCTGCTCCTCTATTTCTTGAATTTGTTCCACCAAGACTTCCAACCTCCCTCCCCTCATCCATAAATTTACCGTTAAGTTTTTCACATCCTCTATTCTTTTCACTTTTACTCGCCTTCGGTACAATCACAAACGGAAACGTATCTCTTGCACCCTGATCCCAAGCATCGAGATCGAAGCATCTTGAAAATGAGCCGGAGTCACCATATTCCCTACCAGCTGGTTGTCCTGTACTATCTCTCCAAATACCACCAGACTTGCTTCCTTCACCCTTATACCTACCAGCATCTCTTATTTTCCCATCATTCAAAACATCATCTGAAACTAAAAGATTAGCAGGAAATCGGCCTCGTTGATCTGGTCTATCAAATTCTATTCTTTCAAGATTTCGTCCAGTTTTAGGAGTTGCTCCAATTGCACCAACTTTACTCGTACATTTACCTTGTGGTGTTGCTTCCGCTTTATCTTCTTCATCCTTATATGGTATCCGACAATCATCCAACCAAGTTATACCTTTCCTGTTCTTCATAGCCTGATCTACAAAAGTATTTTCATCAAGAGGTTTCATACAGACAATAATTACTTCAACGGCGGGTTTTGGTTGGAAGCCTGCATAAGAACCGTCTAATGCTTTGGCTTGGTCTGATTGTGGCTCAAACTCTCTTGTTATTTTAGAATGACTATAATTTCCCTTTTCTGTTTCCTTTTTACTAAACCTTGCATTGGCAGTTGGCTTCCCTTCTTTGTAAGTTTTTAACTTTTTATCAACCATCTTCCCAATATTCCCAGCTTTCGGGAATCCAGAAGCATAAGTCCAGTAAATAGAAGTAAAATCAGTTCTAAATCCTGCATCTTCTAAATTGATCATCATCCTTGAAAGAACATCTTGTCGTGGCGCAGACATTACTAAACAAAAAGCCCCTGGTTTTAAAATTCGTAAACATTCTTTCCAAATTTCAACTTTTGGAACAGCTTTATCCCAATCTTTACCCATGAATGAATATCCATAAGGTGGATCAGTTACTATTAAATCAATTGAATCAGATTTAATTTTCCATTTTAATATTTTCCTATTATCAGAACAATAAAGTTTCCCTAAGTTTGTTTTATAATATAACATTATTTTATAAAGTAATACCTGCTTTACTCATCATTTTCATTCAAAGGATATGTCTCTTGAGTAAATCCCTTGCAGCTTTTATATCACCAACAGGATCCGGTTCACCAGTATCCCATCCATTTTCTGCTCCATTTTCTGCTGGTATATCCATAAGTTCCTTCTCATACTGAGTTAAAACAGGATCATATTCTGATCTATAACCAAAACCATATTTTATTCTACTAGATATAGAAAACTGCGTAACTTTGTCCAGCACATTTATAGCCTCAGATCGTTGAATCTTCTTAGTAGACTTTCTACTATCCCTCGCCTCAACAGCATTAATATGAGCTAACCATCTTCCAATATATTTTTCACAATTATCACTATCACTACAAAGGGCAACACCACGAGAAACAATACTATTTTCCATAATCAAGAAAACTGACACTAAAGGAACATTCGTAACCAAAACAGACCGCAACCTTTTAGTTTGTTTATCAATTTTCTTTTTTGACCATCTATTTCCTCTTAGATAATAATTCTTTTTCATCTCATTCAATCCTCCTCCTGTTTTTCAAGTTCCTCTTCATATATCATTTTCTCCCATAAACATATATTTATAATCTTTTGTCTTATATGACACACAAAATAACCAAAAACAAAACTTATAACCGAAAAAAATAGCACCTTCATGATTTCTTCTCCTCACAAACATTACATTCCTTACGCCTATAATAATCACATCTCTCTAAACAAACATATTTATAAACGTGAGTATTTCTTAAAGGACACAATATTAATGTTTTATCTTTGCTCATTTTTACATTATAGCACACTTTCGTCTCAATTTGACAAAATATTTTTATTTATATTTTCCAATAAGACCAACCGCTGGCACATACTCACCAAATGATACTACCCCTTTTCTTTCTCTAAAATTATCAACCCCAAGCAATCTTCCTCCATATATACACCATCCATTAGCAAACATGAAGTCATCTTGTACTCCATACTTCTGTCCTTTCTCATTACTTCCAAACCATCTCTTTTCACTATCGTGGTCAAAAGTTGGAAACTCTTCCCGAAGAACATCCTCAGTCTTACTCCCAGGAACTGCAAGAACAGGACATTTGTATAATCCTTCCCTCACTACTTCAAGAACAACCTTAAAGGATTCTTTCTGTCTATCATAAGTTGGAAAGATCGGTTCAAATGCAATAGCTCTCTCCTTACACCAATCCTCTACATCCCACGCTCCATACCTTTCACTACAAAAAGTGTCTATTCCTCCAAACTCTTCATGGGCTCTTTCGAGTTCCTTTTTAACATCACTGAGAGAATGATTTTTAATATTAATAACATTAAGCACAAAATAAATATATTTAGGTGCAGTCTCTGGAGCAACTAATGCAAATGGTTTAGATTTACTACCTGGTAAACCCTTAGCACATACTACAAGTATTGTACGAGCATACCCCCTTGTCGCATAAGGATCACCAAAGTCAACTCCAGCAAGTACCACAAAGTCAGTATCAAACACAGTTGATAATTGAGCAAGATTCTCCATAGTAGCCATCCGTGGAGACCCAAACTCACCCTTTAATCCATAAATACTGTCTACACTTCTCACTCTGCTATATATATTTTCAATTTTCAATTGCAATTCCTCAACACTCCCTGCAAAACCTTTTTTCTCTATATTACCGATAACTTCAAGAGTTTTGTTCTTTTCTTCAAATAACCTTTTTATCCTATCGTGGTTCAATAACAGGTCATCTGCTCCTATAAATCCTATTTCTTCGACCATTTCATCAGTAAATACTTTTTCAGCACCTGCACTCCAGAGATTCAAAAAATACTGCTCAAAATCACCAAATGGAAATTTTATTTTGTAATCATTGAGTTCAGCAACGGTCATATTCGGATTCCAATAATCAGCAATAGCTCCTTTCTTTGAATGCCGGTAAGAGAAGTATACTAATTGTGTCTTACCTTTAATAAATCCTTGGTACAATTGATATAAAACATGCAGCTTATGTGAGACTGTACTATCTATGATACCTAAAGCATTAGGAATAGTACGAATTGAACCATCAAGCTGAGTGTAAAACTTAGGATTCTTCATATCAAACATTTCTGAGAAGGTGTAACCAGTAATGTTAGATACAATACCTGTTGCGGTTGATATTGATTGGATAATAGAACGCACATAACCCCTATAATCTCTAAAACGTATCTCCTTATCTTTGATGTCTCTTTTTTCAACAAGAGATATCAAATCTGGACTATTTCGAATAATTTGAACCATAATATCAAAATGGACAAATTTAATCTGGTCTCTAGAATTTGCACCAAGAACAATACGCTGCTCAGGCCAATTAAAGAACTTCCATAATTGAATTAAACAAACAACAAGAGATTTACCTTCCCCACGCATCCAACAAAAAACGATCTGCCTGTAAATAAAGCGACCGTCTTTCATCTTCAAACACCTCCGTAATTCCTTTTTTTGCTCTTCCCACATTGTTTTGTAGGATTTACCAGTTTCTGGGTTCAATTCCTCCGGTAATTCAGAAAGAGATGTCCAATTTGGAATATCACTACCAACAGGACAAATTGGAACACATACGTAATCCTCACACCAAGCAATCATTCCTTCACCACCGTTGCGGTAGTCAACTTTACTCTTACGGGCTTTTTTTCTTAATCGGAGTTCCATTATCTATTCCTTTTAATCAAATTACGCTCGTCCTTGGTTAAAACATGATCACCTTCTAACATAGAGTAGTAATCATCTTTATTTAAACCAGAACCGAGTTTAGCAGCAGGAATGACAACATCACCATTTAACCCCATATTCTTCCACAGAGAATCAATCAGTTTAATAGTATCACGAATCTCACGGAAAATAGGATTTATATACTTCCTGCCACCAACTCCTGATATAATCACTCTCCGAGCTCCTATCTCTGCAATCTTCAGTTTACACAGCATACGATATAATGGCATCATATGCATACCTATCCGGTAGAAAGCAGTTTCATCCAAATCTTTGGCAAAATTGTTAAAGAACATAACTGAAGTAGCTCTCATGTACTGCATCATAACACCACATTTACCAGATTGAGTATAAGTACAGATTTTACTTGCTGGACACATTGTTACTTTACATTCTTCAACTATATCCCATGAATACAAAGATAACCGAGTAACGATGTCTTTACCTTCTTCGGTTTCACCAACCTTCTTATCTAAACCACCTTTTAACACACCCATCTTACCAAGGCGTAAACTATATTGCTTTGGTACTTTGCTTTCTTCTCCAACTCTACCCATAATAACCTCCTTAAAACAATTCTGGTTGGTTAAACTTATTTAATTTATTTAATTTATTTAATTTATATCCAATTAAAGCAATGTGTTTGCATACATTTAAGTGCCTAATTCTCTCTAATTTAAGCCCAGATAGATGAGCAGTCACATATACATTAACTCCTATAGCTTCTGGTATATAAGCAATACAATCAATACCTAATATAGCGGATGCCATTTGTACCCTATTCTTTAACTGTTTTCGACTTGTTTGCCAATATAGTATGCAGGAGCATTGGGTGGGGCTCCAATCAGGATGTTTTGATTTCATTTTATTGATACTATTAAAGTGTTTACTCAAATTGAATTCCGAATGTACAAAATATAATGAACGATTAAGATCAAAATACTCAGATACAAAACCAGATTGAGGTGGGCGGATTGATTTTCTATTATAGTTAGGACAATCTTTAGGGTGTCTTTGGTAGGATAGACAGCACCATTTACCAACATGTTTACTAAGTACTAATCTTTTAACTCTGTACACATATTCTGGTAGTTTCATAGTTATTTACCTATTCATTATCTATACATTATTCATTCTTTTGCTTTATATAGTATAATATAATAGCTGTCAAGAGAAAAATAAAGCTATTGATTGACATAATAAACCAACACCTGTGTTTGAACCTAAACCAACACCTAAACCAGAGTTTAAACCTAAACCAGAGTTTAAACCTAAACCAACACCTAAACCAGAGTTATTAATTACTTATATAACTCTATTGGTTTGGTTGTGCTGGTTTTCAGGATTTGGAGGACAAATTTTATGGTCAGGACCCCACCCCAATAAAAAAAATCCTAAAACTGAAATAAACCGAGGGGCGCTTGACTTAAAAAATACAGACTGATAAGAGTTATTATGTTAACTTTATTATTTAATTTAATAATATCAATAGCTTATACATATAACATATTTGATTATCTCATTATCATATCTTATTATCTCATATCGTAGGTGTTTATATACATATTCAATTCAATATGTTATATAGGATTCTTGTTATTCCTTTTAATACACTTCTTTGCTTGCGCTACATATATCAAGCGTCAAACACCAATCCTCCTACCCTTACACCTAAACCGATTATAGATATACAATATATCACAGTACATGTTTCACTTTCATATATCAGTCCTACCTATATATCAATATTACTGTATCATTTTCTTTGTGTGCAAAATTCATACATTAGATTTATTCATATTTCAATTTTTGTATTATCTTTCTTAAAAAAATATTATCAATTATTGTTTTAGGAAATCGATTTTAAGCTATGTTTTATTATTCTTGATCTTCTTGTATGAATTTTTATTTTTGTACTCTC